GTCCCCTTGGTCCTCCTCGATCTCCCTCTTCACGAGGCCGGGTTCCGGGGCGGGGGGAGGGGAAGGGGGCGTTACCATTTCTAACTGAGACAACACCCCTTTCACTTCCCACTCCTCCGCCTCGAAGGTGTCCCCAGGACGATAGCATATTAACTGAGTCTGTCCATCTACCTCTCCTCGCCTGTAATACTTACCACTCTTCACTCTCCAAATAGGCATTGCGAAAACCTCCTTCCTTGGTTAGGACAAAGGCTTTAAGCACTAAGCCAATTTCACGACGCCGCACTTGCCATCCTGGGCAGCCCGGATCTGCGGGACCATAATGGCCATGACCTTGAACCGCACCTTCATTCCGCCCTCGGTATCCCACTGAACCGTGGTAATGGGCAGACCTTCAACAAGGCGGATCACGTCCGGGGTCATCTGGACCAGGATCACGGTATTGGCCGCCAAGAAGTCAGAAACCTTAACCGACTGGATGCCGTCAATCTCCAGGATCCTCTGCCGGATGGTCTTGGGATAGCCGCTGGCGTAATCATCATCCAGCACCGTCTCGTAGGCCGTGGGCACGTACAGGTTCCAGGGGCCGAAGAAACGGTCGTTGATCGACGCCTGTTTCATGGACCGAACATCATCGACGATATCCGCTCCGGTCTTGGCGCTCGCGTCCCAATTGGTCGACAGGGAAACCGAGTTCACGTTGGTGTAGTCGGACAGGCCATAGAGGGTCCCGCCGCCGAACTTGTACGAACTGGCCCCGGCGAAGATGATGCTTTCCACCTTCTCGATCACCTTGGTAGCGGCCATTTCCGCCATACTGGTGTCCAGAGGCATGGACCCGTTGCGGCTCTCATTGATCTCCCGAATGCTGAAAGAGAAATCCTTATGGATGATGGGCAACGGGAGGTAATGAATATCGAATTCCATCCGATCACGATCCCCTTCGGTGACGCCGTCCATGTTCATGTTGGCGTCGGAGATATCGCTCGCATCCTGATACCCGAGGACGGTCTTCGCCATCCCGTTGAACCCGCCATAAGTCAAACCAGCGGCCTGGAGATCCGCGACACCTACCGCCCTACGGAGAGCGGCCTTGACAACGGCGTTGTCGATCTGCTTCCACTCATCATAGAGCAAGGTGTCGTTGGTCCGCAAGGCATTCACGTTCATTCCGTTCGCAAGAAGCCTATGGGCCACAGGGCCATGAGCTTTGCCTTCAATAAAATAATCCATTCTCATTCCTCCTTTTCCACATATATGAGATTCAGTTATTCGTTACCGCAACTACACTACTGCAACCTTGATCCTTCCGTGGGCCGTGTTCGAGGAAGCCGACAGATCCACCGCCTCCAACGCCACCGCCACGATGCTGTTCGGGTACTCTATCTTACCAGCCGAGGAGGCCACGTACTTGATCAAGTCCCCGTTGCCCCCACTCTGGAGATAGTCCCCGACAGACACGTTCTCGCCATCCTTGAGCCAAGCGTAGATCTCATCGCCCGGCCTCGCGTGGACGTACTGGACGCGGTCCCCGGTGGAGTAATCGTCCCCGATTTCGCCACCTTCCAGGGAATTCTCGATGGCGAACATAGCCCCTGTGGGCTGGCCCGAACTGGCATGGACCTTCACCGTGTCCGCCGCGCTGTAATACAAGAGGTGCCCAGGGGTAATGGTGCCACCAGCCTTGGCCTCTTTCCTGATCGGATCACCTTTCAATACAATAGTCCTGAAAGCCATGTTTAGTTACCTCCTTCTCTCTTTCTCTCGGGTTGGGTTTACTTGTTGTCCTGCGCAAACATCTTGGGCATCTCCGGGACACCCGTTCCATCATTCCTGCGGACGTTGACCTTGGCCCCATCGTCCGGGGGTTCCGCGATGCCGCGTGCGGAATAGTCCCTGACGGCGAGGGCCGCGAGGGCCTCAAGCTCATCGATGGAGCGCTCCTGGAGGTACTCCTGAGTGAACTTGTTCCGTTCGTTGGCCAGAATGGCTTTGACCAAGGATTCTTTTCTCTCCCTGTGCATCTTGACCCCCGACTCAAGAACCTCACGAAATTCCGCCGGAACCGTCTCCAGGAACTGGTTAACGTCCAGGGGCTTCTTGTCCTTGGGTTCGGCGTCCCCGGTAGCCGAGTCCCCGCCGTCGCCCGTGGCCTGCTGCTGATTAGCCGTGGGATCGTCCTTGGGCTCGTCCTTGGGCTGACTCGCAGGGTCCGCGTCGTCCTTCTTCTCCTCGGCCAGGGCGAGCAACTTATCAATCTTGTCCTCCTCCAGGGTGGACAGCCACTCGCGCTCTTCCTCCGCGAACTTGCCGCTTTCGATCAATGCCTGAATCTTCTCCTCACAACATCCCATTTGTTCTCCTCCTTGTCCAGTTTTCGGTTTCTTGTCAAAGTTCGCCACTACCTTGCCTTGCGCTCGGACATACTCGACGTTCTTCATCACCTTCTCGGGCTGGCCCTTGAGCGCGACCGATCCATCCTCCTGTACCTCGAACTCCTGTTTGTACAATTCCGAATCCCCATCACTCTGCCTCTTCTCGTACACGAAATAATCGTCGAACACGTCCACCACATAATGGAGAATGGACGGGGATTCGGACGGGGGTACATCCAACTTGTCTACCTCCTCTTGGAGCTTCGACCGGATCTCGTCATGGGAAAGTTCCTGGGCGCGGAATCCTAGTTTCTTGGCAAGGATCCCGAAGAATTCTCGGATCTTCCCCTTGCCCCCGGCCTTATTTTCCAATTCACCGACCACCTCATCTACATTCATGCCTTCCCCTCCTTTCTTGTCCTGATTTGCCCTGACCCCGCATCCGTCCTCCCAACTACACGCCCCTTCCGCGCCCGGCAAAAGGGCAATGTGGTCAGGACGGATATTCCTTACTATCGCCTCGTAACGCTCCCCGTTCCACTCCCCCTCGACCACCTCATCATCGGACCACAGCCCCGTAGACACCTCCAGGCGGGCCGAGGAGTTTAGCATCGTCAACAGATCGGGGTAAATCGACTTAGCTTTCTCGATGTCTATCCATGCCTCGCCCTTGAGTTTGCCTTCCTCGAAACGGGCGTTGAAGAAACGACCGACCACCTGTGTCTCTAACACCTCGGGGATATTGGCGGAGATGTACTCGTCCCCCCTCTGTGGGTGCATCACGGGGATAGGTACCCCGTTCCACGCCTCGACAAACTTGCCTAATTCCTCCTTGAGGTACAAATCGCAGCCCTTGGATCCGCAGTGGACCCCCTCCACCATCGCCACCATAGGGACGACGACGTGGGAGCGGCCATCGAGGGACTCCATCCGGGTTCTCACGTTGGCATGGGCGGTCGGGATGATTTTCATACTGGAAGAGACGGAGCGGCGGTCTTCCCACGCCTGGTTACAGATGGCGTACCGTTGATCCTGTCCGTACTCATCCACCATCGTCGCGTTAGACATGCAACGAGAGATGAACTCATCCTTGGCCTCTCCTGCTCTTGGTCTCGGTATAGGCATTGTGTGTTATTCCTCATCTCCGAATAGATCTTTCGCTTGTTCTCTCATCCATTCATAGGTAATAGGCACGGGGATCGTCCGCGGTCGCTTAAAGAAGAACACATAGGGATCCCATTTACCCATCATATCACGGAAATGCGCATAATTCGTAAAACGGTCTTTGGGCAACACCTCATCCGCCCCGTGGGACAGAGTGAATACGTCTTGAGAGGACAACTGAAAAGACTTATATTGACCGTGATCCTCAACATAACCAATTATATTCTGTTCCGTGGGTCTTTCCATGCCTACTAATTTCATCCTCTACTCCGTGACCGATTCCGTTTCTATCTTCTTTATTTTCCCGGCCTTAATCCGGATCTTATTTTTCTCATACGGAAAATAGGTTTCGGGTTCTCTCTCCATTGGCCCAAATAGGTCCTCCATCATCTGATTAGGGTTAGGGGGCCGGGTTTCGGGCCTTACCCACACCTCCAGATCGTATTTATCGGCCAATTTCAATATGTGCTTTTCACCAGGAACCAAGATATCTAGAATTTCCTCCTGCTTGCCTTCCTCAATAGCCCTAGCGGCTTGTTTGAACAATGATTGGGGTTTTCTCAATTCTATGCGTTTAACGTGCCTAGCAAGAGATATATTCTCGTGTATCTGTGCTTCTAAATAGCTCTCATGGTTAGACAGAAAATTGGAAAACATTTCCATCACTTCTTCATCGGGCAAGTCCTTTGGGTGTCTTACGGACCTAGAAACGGATCGCTGAAAGACATTCTTGACGTTCTTCTTGGTAAACCAATCTACGGATTGGGTAGAGCTTATGCTGGAATTATTTAGAGTGAAGGTGCATCTCTCTTTGACCTCGTCCTTGAGCACCAGATTGACCCTTCCATACATCTTAGCATTGTTAAACTCATCTGTCACAGGATTACACAGATATCCATATTGGGGTCTTTCATTCGCTAAGCTCAGGGGGAGATTCTCCTCCACCTTCAATGCCCGATATTCAGGGGCTTCCTGAAACACCCTTCCAAACAGATCTTTTTCCCATCGATCCCTTGCCCCTCCTTTATAGGCGGAATGGGACCCGCCGCTCGTTCTCTCTCCGCCTTTTGCCACGATCTGATATTGATTCTTCAACTCCCCCGTTTCCATCACAGAAGAGAAAGATCGAGAATCTGGTCCGAATCTGCGGGCAACCATCAACTCCATTTGATCGATCTGTTTCTTAACTTGCCTACGTACTGCGGGGGACACAGAATCCCATATTTCCTTAGCAGCGGCCTGCTCCTGTTCCATCTTGGCCACGAACCGGGATAGGGCTTCTTTCCGTTGAGGACTCAGAGGACTCAACACTGTTTCTTTCTTCTTGCTCGAAGGGGCCTTGGCCCGCCCCTCTTTTTCTCTCGGCGTATGTCTGGTTAAGGGAAGGGCAACACATCGGCAGTTTGGGTGCGCAGGGATCATCCCCTCAATTTCATCCAACGAAAACACCTTCCCTTCCAATGCTTCGCATATCGGGCATACGTCGTAGCCCGCCGTCGCCCACTCGGCCCTTACCTGCACCCCTTCGAGACCCGCGAGGCGGTACTCTTGGACAGTGGCCACGTGATGGGCGCGGATCACTTCCGTCCGCGCCATGGTGCGCGCCCGGTTTATCCCGATCTTCTTGACCTGCGCGTTGAGATCCCGGGCCAACTCCATGGGATTGCGCCCCTCGGCTATACCAGTAGCGAGGATGCGGGAAATCGACTGATCCATCGCCGCCGTGATCCCCTTCAGCTCCGAAAAGGTACGGGAGAACAACATGCCGACCTTGTCCGCGTGGATCGGTTGCAGGAAGGCCCCGGAGATCCTCCCGGGCAGCCCTTCCACCTCCGCCGGGCCCACTGTGTAGCCCGCCTTCTCCAGTTCTTTCCTCGCGCGGATGATGCCCTTCTGGTAAGCCGTCTGGAGGTATTTGTCCGTCCACGCCTCCTCCACTCCGGGGCGGGTGCCGGGGCGGGTGACTACTTCGAGAATGCCTAACTTCTCCTGCTCCTGGAGCCAAGACATGAACCTCTCGACCTTCTCCCGTGAGGTGCCAAAAGCGAAGGCCCTCGTTTGTACTAAACGGGCGGCCTCCTGCGGGTCCAGAGCCAGGGCCCTCATGTTCCCTAGCCCGAAACAATCCCGCTCCCCGACAACTAGGCGGATGAGCTTCTGAAGGGCGCGGAACCTGCGGTTCACATCCGCCATGAACTGGGCACGGAGTTGAGTGGTGCGAGTGGGGTCCTGGCGGAGGACGCTGTTAAAGGACATGCCCCCGGTGGTTCCATGGTTATGTATGTGGGCCAGGGCTTCCATTACTCTTCCAGGACCTCCTCTTCTTCTTTCAACTGCCCCGCAAGCTCTTCCATAATGGCGGTTATCTGATCATCGTCCAGTTCCATGATTTCTTTCAAGAACACATCCGGGGGCATCACCATATCCGCCCCGGGCGCGGAGGCGTACTTGGCGAGGGCGTTGGCCTTCTTTTCCCCGATCTTCGCTCTGTCCTCCTCGGTCAACACCATTATCTCCGGCCATTCCACGCGGTACTCCCCGCCCTCGGGCTCGGGCAAGACCCCCGCCTCAATACACCGATCAATAAAGGGCCGCAGAATGCGGGGTTCCACGAACTTACGCGTTCATCCTGGGAGGAAGCCAACTCCCCCCTCTCGCTCCCTATCAATATCCGTTTCGGGATTCGCGTGGCGGCCGCGATGAGGGTCAATTGGATGTCCACGTGATCCTTCGGAGACTCGACCTGGGGGGTGAGGCTCTCCAGTTTGACCCCCTGGAGCTTGAGGTAACGCTTGAGCCCATGGACATATTCTTCGAGTTCGTCCTCGATGTCCTCCTTGGCGTCGGAGTCGAACTCGGCATCGGCGTCCGCAATGATCCCGAACCCGGGGAAGGCCCCCTGCCAGAACATCTCACTGGAGCCGCCCGCGACCCGCTCCAGGTCCAGTAGACGGTTCAAAACCTTCTTCAACCGTGGCGTTCCGTAAATCTCGTCCTTCAGTGCCCCTTCCGCAATATGGATCACCCGTGACCAGTGGACCCTCACGTTGGTGCTCTTGGTCGTGCTGCCCCCGAGGTTGATCTCATAGTAAAGGGGCAGCCCATAGCGGGGGTCGGTTGTGTCCGTCTCCAGTTTCTTTATCATGGCATCGCCTTCGCTCACAGGCCGCAAGAAGAGCAGGTCGTTATTCTTGTTGAGCGTAATCGGTTGGCTCAATTCCGCCCCGTCCGAGAATCCCAACAGAACCACCCCGTAACAACCGATGCCCGCGAGCTTGTCCGCCTTGACCAGGGTTTGGATAACGCCAACGCGAGAATTCAACTCCACCCATGCTTTGTCGAAGACGCTCTGCCCCGGGTCTACGCTGTCCGTGATGACCGGCTCCAGTTCCCAACTCCCCTCTGCGGGGATGTCCACGATGGTCGAGGCGATGTCCTGCCTGGAGTAACATGCTTCGTAGTCCTCATACGTAGGGTTGACCAGGTAGCCAAGGGCCGTGTACAGTTCGCGAGCAAAGGTCCCGGTAGTCTTCATGAAAGATTTGCCGAGGCGACCCGCGAGGTCCGACCGTTTGGAAATGACTGAGGCGATCTTGAACAATTCCCTGGTCAACTTCCGCCGCCTCTCTGCCGATAAATCCGTCACTCGTCTCGTCGTCATTAGAATGTACCCACTCGCTTTTTCTTGCTCGTTAACTTGGCGAAGGCCCCTGCGGCCGCGTCCACCTGGTCCTTGTATGTGCTGAAGGGGAAGAAACGGTGTTCCTCGATAAAGTCCCTGTTCCAGTCCCCTCTCAGCAAGAGGACATTCCCGGAGTTGACCTGGACACTGTATGGGTCGGCGCGGTAGACCTTGTCCCCCGTGGGGCGGTCCGCGTAGACCACGAAACCGGCCAGGTTCTTAATGGTGCTCTCTGCACTCTCCTTACCCCCGCTGCCGGGCTCCTGCTCAATCCACACCGTCACGTCCCGTCCATCCGCTTCCGCCCTGCTACGGATGTGCTGTTCCCTTATGTCCGATGACCATTGGCCGCGTTTGACATCGTGGATGAGGAATTTACCGTTTCTCAACTGGGACATCTTAACGCCCACGCTGAAAGCCCCATCGTCCTGCGTCCCTGCCTTGTCCCAATAGCGAACCGTCTTCACGGGCGGGGACAGGATGTGATCGACGACTTCGAACATATCCACCTTGAACATGCCGCCACCGGGGGGCGTGGGGCGTTGGCCCACTTGGCCCGCATAACCGTACTGTCCCAAGTCTTGTTCCATCTCCTCCAAAACATCCCAATCCATCCGCACCGGGTCGAGGAGATCATCCACGTACCGCTCTACTAGGTGGGCGGGCTTGACCTCCTCGCGATAATGGCGAATCTCCCCAGGAAGGCAGACGTGCCGAAGGTTCTTCTTCTCCTTCGCCAACAGGTGGCCCGAGGGGTCGTTCTGGTGAAGCCTCTGCATGATAAGGATGGTCGGGGTGACGGCCTTGTTCACTTTACGGGTGCTGAGGGTTTGTTCGATCCATCGGTTGGCTTTCTTGACCTCCACGTCACTGACAGCCCGTTGTGGGTCTAGGGGGTCGTCCACAATCAACACATGGCCATGGAATCCTGTCAAGGTGCCCCCCACTGAGGTACTGTAACGGTTGCCCCCGATTATGATCTTCTCCTGCCCATTCTCGTCCAGGGTTTTTCTCTGGATACGGAAATTCGACTTTGTATCCTTATCATATTTAATAGAGAGGTCGGGGAAGAGTTTCTGGAAAGTATCGGAACGAACCAACTCCCTGCTATACTCTGCATGCTCCAAGGACAGAGCGCCCGAATAGCTACAGGTGATGAACCGCATCCATTCCCACCTCGTCCAACACCATACAGGAAACATGATGCTACAGGTGATGGATTTCGTAGTGCCCGGGGGGACGTTTATGACCAGGTCATGTTTCTTGGGCAGGCCTTTCGCCACCCGTTCAGCCAACCCGGTCAACTCCTCACACAACACGTCTATGTGCCAATTCCATTTTAATGTATCGGGGGAAACCTCATCCCAGAAGGTACGGATGAAGTGAGGGAAGGATCTTCGGCATCTTTCTGCCATAGCGCGTTCCGGGTGGGAGACGAGGAGTTTGAACTTGCGCCTTTTCTCCATAGCAGACGAGAAACGCGTCCTGCGCATCATACAAATGGGTTTTCTTTTTGTCTGTGTGTGGGGCATGTCTAGTTTTCGTCCGCCTTGTCTTTCTGTTTAACCTGTAGGCCCAACTTTTCCGCTAGGGCCAACTCCTCGTCCGTAAAGTCCGATAGGTCCAGGGACCGTAACTTCACCCCCACATCCACCTGCACGGGGCCTCCGCCCTGTCCCGTAACTTCCACCTTGTTTGTCTCACGGAATCCGGCCCGTGTCTTGAGCCAGAACATGCGGGCCACCTTATCCCCATTGACCAAAGTAATCCGCAATAAAGTGTAATGGCATCGCAGCGGCCAAGGCTTCTACCTGTATCACCTGTTCCTCGGTAAGGTAGTATTTACCTCGGGCATCTTTCGGGGCTAAGGTGTTGTTTTTCTTGTTGTTTCCGTTTTTCTTAGTTCTGGTCATTTCCCCATTACCACGCTTCCGTTGTATAGTATTAGGAGGTATTATAATGAATTCGGGGGGATGGGTCAAATTTTATGGTGGGAATTTTTATGTCCAGAAGAGATACTCTCCGTCCGTTCTTTCATCTTTGTCGGCCAGGACCTCATTTCGTTTTGTGATGCACAGGGAACAGAACCACCAATTGTCATTGTGGATGTAGCCGTCGCACTCGGGGTGGCTGTAGCCGAGGAGGTCCTTGGAGCGACAGGGGCGGAGGTTCCCCTTTGTTCTCGTGCGCCGGAGGCTCCGCCATTGGAGGGAGTATTGGAGGTTTTCGGGTACGTTCGGCCACAGTGTTCGCAGCGGCCTATCATGCGGGGAGAGGTGGGCATCATTCCGCTTCTTTGACGATGCTGATTCCTTTTGAGTTCTGGGCGCATTCGAACACTTTGTCTGCCGCCGCGACCAGATCGGTGCTATGGCTAACCATGATGAACTGTACGCCCAGCCTTCTGGATAGTTCCTTGAGCATTGCACTAGCCTTGGGTTGTAGTTCCCGGGACACGAACCGGAACGGCTCATCGAGGAGGATCACATTGCGACTCCTGGGTTGTTTCAATGTCCACAGGGCCATCCGTAGGGCGAAGGACGCCACGTCCACTACCCCTCCCCCTGCGGCTGTCAAGGGGTCTACCCTCTCCCCATCCCTCAGGAAGTAGATATCGGCTTCCGTCTTCCCTCTTCGGACCACGAATTCCAGCACTAACTCGTACGGCTCCTCGAACACTCCATACAAGGCCAAGGAGCACAACTCGGATATTCGGTACTGGAGCTCCTGTTGAGTCTTCTGGGCCACTTGTTGAAGGATGGCTTGGGCCTTTAAGGTCCTCATCACTTCTCTTTCCAACCCCACGGCTCGGTCTCGAAGCTGGTCCAGGCGGCGTTGTATTTCGGCGAACTTCCCCTTTTCTTGCTCCAGGGCGGTCCTCAGTTCCTTCAATTCCGTTTCGAGGTTCATGGCTGTTGGATCCTTTCGAATTCTTCTTTCAGTTCCTCGACCATTCCCTCCACCTCATCGACCAATTTATCCACCTGTTCTTCTAACTGACTCCGGAGTTCCTTGAGTTCAGTGATGTTGTTCACGCCAAACTTCTCCTTGGCTTGGTCTTTCACTCCCTTGAGACGGCCTTCCAGTTCGGCCTTCTCGATGAGGCTTTTCTGGACTTTCTTCTTCATCCTGATCAATTCGTCGGCGATCTGATCCATTTTTAGTCCTCCACTGCGTTCCAAACCTTTCTGGAAACTGATTTGGGCACCTTGTTCTCTGATAGGTACTTCTTGAGATTGTCCTCGAAGGACAGGCTCACGTCCTTCTCCTGCTGACCCAAGCGGGCGACGAATGCCTCAATTCTCTCATTCCGTTTCTGTTCCCTTTCCACTCGTTTCGTCTCTATCACTCCTTTCTTGACCTTTAAGAATTTTTGCATCACTTGGTTCCTCTCAGCATCCCACAAGAAGACGCAAGGTCGGTGATTGGCTTGATCCGCTGTCGCCCTCAATAAAGATCCTGGATTGACCAAGAGTCTGTCCTTGTAAGTCTCCACGAACGTCACGTGGTTGTCGCCGGTGACGATCAGGTCGTACTCGGGGTGATTTTTCAGGAGGTTCTTGGCCGTGTTTCCTTGTTTGTCTTGCCCCGGCCATTCGGGCCTCCCCTTGTACACCATTGTATGTGCTATCGCTACTCGTCTATGATTACCGCTTTCGACCTTCGGGGGACGAATCTCACAACCGAAAGGGAAGAAATAAAGATCATAACCGGGGCATATTCTTACCTGTCCCGGATTATGGAAGACCAATACATTCAAAAGGGTGTCCAAAACACCTAAACCTCCCTTTCGCCAGTGGGCCAAAACATGGTAAGGCAGGTCGTGTTGACCGGGAAGAAGACAGAGGGAAACTTCTTCATACTCACGTAACAGTCCAAGAACTTCAGTAAGGAGGAGGTTTTCCCATTGAGGCCTATGGCCCACATCCCCTGCAACTACAACAGGACAATAACCATATTCGCAAGATAATTCCAAGATTTGGTCGACCTTGGAAATCTGGTTGGAAAAGAAGTCTTCATCCGTTCTGCATGATGGTGTGGATAGGCGCAAGTGCCAGTCTGCTGTGAAAATACAATCCACTCTTCCAATCTCGTTCTGCTTAGTTCGTCTGGTCCTTTTCCTCATCCTAAACCTCCAAAACCGAACCGCACAAGGGGCACTCGCGAAGACCGCTCATCTTCTCATCAAACTCCCGACTAGCTTGCTCGTAGTCAGTTTTCGCCACCCGTAGATCATCACTGACTTCTTTCACCTGATCGATCAGGGAAGTGGCTTGCTTTTCTTTCCGGATAACCTGTTTCAGTTCACCGTGGATCCCGAGAGCCTTTTCGATCTTGTCCTTGAGCCGGGATATGTAGGTCAGTTTTTTCTTTTGATTCTTCGCCCTGGTCCATTCTTGTGTTAATGAATTGATCTCGCCCAACTGCTTTCTGGTGCGCTCGATGTGGCTAAGATGGGACATGGCCTTGTCCACTCTTGCGGCGAGGCGCTCTGTTTCGTCGAATTTTTCCAACTGAGTGATCAAACCCTCCCAGTCATCTAACAAGGATTTGGATTCGGATAGCTTGAGCGAGACGCCTTTCAGTGCCTGAAACGCGTGAGAGGCTACGCCTAACTTGGCCTCGAAGTCCGGAATCCAAGAATATTGTCTTGTCTCTTCTTGCGCCCTAGACTGTTCTTCTTCCACAAAAGACAATTCGCGTGTCTCTTCCCTCTTAATTGCGGCGATATTGGACAGGCTGGTGTGAATCTTGTCTAAATTGACCACAGAATTTAACCGCCGGGCAACCCCCCCCGAAGAATCAGAGAGCAGAAAGGGGGCATCCATCTGTCTTTGGATGTTGAGATCTTCAATTCCCAGAATTCGGGGTATATCATCGGGCACATCTTGGCCAAAGGCAGTGAAAACCTGATTCGTTTCTTGCCCTTCGATCCGGTATTCGTTCTTACTAGACCCTTTCAATCGTGTTACCTGGAAATGGCCGACCCCTAGAGTTACGGAGGTTTCCTTCTGGCCCCAGGACATGAAAGAATCCCCCGAAGGTCGATTCTGTGCCACCCAGATCATCGCCCTCAATATGGCGGACTTGCCCGAATCGGAGGACCCCACTATCACATTAACGCCGCTAGAGAAATGGAGAATGGTATCCTCGTGGCTTTGGAAATTCTTGATCCTGACTGATTCAATCATTATTTACGCCCCTTCTTTTCTCCAGGTATAAGGCGCAGGAGATCAAAGAAAACATCCATATCGAGAACGACCACGGGATCCCTTCGCGCCTTCTTCATCACCAACAGCCAGTCGGTGCCCGGCATTCTATTAGTCTTGGCCTGCTGAATCCAAGCGGGGACCGACCAAGTCTCCTGGAATTTACACTCCACCGACCAGGGAAAACGATACTTAGCATCGGCGACTAGACGGATGTCCACCCCGCTCTGGCCCATTTCCCGAGGGGCAATCTGTTCGTCTCTCCCACAAGTGAGGCCCGTCAACTTCGAGATCTTGGCCGCTACCATCCTCTGAAGATGCCTTCCTTTCGCCTTCGCACTAGACACCAAAATCCTCTTTCCTTTAGGCATCACAAAACCCCCTAACCCATCTTCTGAATTTGTCTCTTTCCAAGAAGGACTCGAACCCAAACTGATCAAATACTTCGACAAACCTATCAGGAGAAAAAACCTCATGATGGTAAAGCCTCTTGATTTTGATAGGGACCTTTGCGGCGAAAGGCAGATAGACCAATTCCCTGTTCCTTCGAATAATCGGATCGGAAGACACGATTTTCTGGTACACCTTTCCCTTGGTCAAGCCCCCTGTAAGGTACTTGATGGCGGTCTTTTCCCCGACCCCCGGAATCCCTTCAACGTTGTCCGAGGAGCACCCGGCAATGGCCTTGACCTCCGCCCATTTTCGAGGAGGGATCCCAAAGGAGGACATAAAACGCTCGTGGTCAAGGATGTTTTTCTTCCTGGGATTGAAAATAACTGTGGAAGTGCCATGTCCCAGATTGATCAACTGCCAAAGGTCGTTGTCCGAACTGACTATGACGTGGTTGCCTGGGAATCTCTGGACAACGTGAGCGATCAAATCATCAGCCTCATACCCAGTCTGTCGATAGTTATTCTTGAAACCAAGTCTGGGCAAAATCTCTCGATATAGCTGCTGGAATTGGTGAAATATGATTCGAAGATTCTCCTGCTCCTCTTCGGACAGGTCCTTTCTGTGGCGGTTTTCCTTGTATCTGGGATAGATCAACTTTCGGTAAGACTGGCGGGAGTCCCAACAAAACACAAAACGGGAAGTCTGAAATCGACCGCTCAAGGATAAGATTTGAGACAAGAACCCATAGATAACCCCGGTGGGGTGGCCCCCAAAGGAAAAGGATCCCGTTGTGTAGGCCGCCGCGTGCCCCAGATTGTTGCAATCGATAACAAGTGTGGTCATGAGTATTTCGGCTTTCTTCCGAGATCCAAGCTCCTTTCAATCTCATCCCAAGTTTCCTGGAGTTCTCGGTCCAGTCGTTTCTTCAAATTCGGATCGTCTTCAATGGCGCGGATCAAGCCTTTCTTAGTTGCGGACAGACCGAGACCCGGGGCCTCATATTTTCCCCCTTTTTTCTTCCATGTTTTCGTTTTGATCATCCAATCAACTGAGGCCCCTATATCATCCACCCCATAAGAATAATACAATGGAAACTCGACCTGTCTCATCTTTCCCGTCAACTTGTTCTTGGAAATCTTCACCCGCACATTAACCCCGACAGGGAGGTCCTTTTTTTTGATCGTGGAAGCTACTGCTAACCAAATTTCGTGGGTACAGTAGAACTTTAAGGCCCGCCCGCCTGAACGGGTCTTCTTAGTGAAAGACATGGGATTGATGTTATCGCGAGTCTGGGAAATTATTATCAAGGCAGATTCGGTCCTCTTCACCTTGGAAACGATCTGCCGCAGAAGCCAACTCATGGCCTTTGGCTTGGCCATCCCATAGGTCCCAGTGATGTCCTTTCCCGTTTCCCGGGCTTTCAGTATTTCCCGGGCCTTCTTCTGGTCCTCTTCCGCATCCAGGGCGTCTAAGGAGTCGAGGACATAGATGAAAGGGTCCCCTCGGTCGAGGTAACGAAACACGTTAGCGTGGAAATCTTGGATAGTTTCCGAATAGGCGGGTTCGTCCTCGTCAGGGTCCGATACGGGGGGAACGATTTTCTGGGCGGCGCGAGAACCGAACAACTTCCTGATATCAAACTCGCAGGCTTGCTCTACATCGTCATACACCAAGATGTAGTCATCGAAACGGGGCGAGTTCGCGCACTCCGCCAATAAGGACAACGCCAAAAAACTCTTCCCACTACTGCTGTCCCCAATGATATTGGTCATTTTCCCGAGACCGAATCCGCCTTCCACCTTATCGGAAAGAGCCAGGTTAAGCAAGGCACAGCCCGAACTTATGTGACCTTTTAGGGCATCTTCGTCCGTCTTCTCAGTCGAACGTCGGACTATGCCCCGCTTAACTGACTCGGCCAACTTGGATGATCGCGTTCTCGTTCTTCTCATCCTTGTTCCGCCTCTTTCATGCACTCTTTCCAGACGTCGCAGTCATCGCATTCCACGTGGTCATCAAAATCTTCGCCGAACTGGAACCCGGCCGGGCACTTGTTCTTGGATTCCTTTTCCTTGCCTTTCTCTTCGTCCTTCCCATTCCTGGAACGGCCCCGCCCGCGTCGCCGTGAGCGACTCGGTTCGGGATCTTCCTCGTCTCCAGAAGTATCCTTTTCCTGGCCGCCCTCGGCTTCCTTGGTTTCCTTATCCTCCTGTTTTCCCCTTCTTCGCCGATTTCTGCCACGCGAGGTCGTCTTTTCTTCCTCCTGTTCATCTTCGTCCCCCTCATCCAATTCAAGAAACCGCTTTTCCAATTCCTTGTAGGGGAGAACGTTCAGTTCAGCGTCGAGAGGCACCACTTCGTCCAGAATGGACTCGTCGTAATCGTCCCTGTCGTCGAAATCGATCCGAGAGGCACGGAAAAATTTGCCCTTCTTGAAGGTTTCCTGGGAGAAACGAACACGGAGAGTCTTCCCGCCTTCCAGATCAGGGAAGGCCGCGTTCTCTTCGTCTCCTTCCGCGATTTCTTCATCGAGCATCTCCTGGAAATTGTAATAAGAAATGTCCCAAACCCGGATGTCGGGGTCGTCGTCCCTTTGCCTGCTTATCACATTGTAAAGGACCCGATCCTTGGGCTTCAGGGCCGCCAAGATATCTTCATCCGCATCAGCCTTTCGGGCTAACTGGGCTCGGTATTCGCATATCGGGCACTTCTTCCGAAAAGTCCCGGGGCACACAAAAGCAGAATTATCCGACCCGATATTGAAGTGGATTTTGTACGGCATCTTGTACCAAAGCTCCCCCGGCTCCACTCCATCGGGATGGTTCGGGACAGAGACCTCATAAGGGAGGATGTCAATCTTGATCCGTTTCTTCTCCTCGAACCATTCCACCCCATCGGGCAGATTAAGGCTTCCCCCTTGTCCCCTTTTTGGGGCCTCTGCGGAATTCTTTCTTACCCTGTCCCTCATTGATGATCTTCTACTTTTTCTCGCCATTTCTTTCCTCCTTTTTTCTTCTGAGTTCTTCAAGGATACTTCTTATAGTCCCTTTCGCCGAACTCGGGAATTTGATACATGGCGATTCCATTCGGACCCCTCGGGCTGCTGTGGGTCAGCAAAATACCCCAAGGAAAGGAGACGGACCAAGTTTTCCAACGCTGCCTTTTTTTGGTCAAACGCCTGGACCGCCTTTGAGAGGAGATCCCAAGTGTGGCGCGCCTTGATGAGCTTCCTGCTAGCCACCTTATAATCCTCATGCAAAAGAATGGCGTTGGATATGGCCGTCTCAGTCGCCTTCGCCAACCCGAAATCACCCGGAGCCTCCCTTATTCGCCGGTCAAGATCCGCCCGAACTAAATCAAGCTCTTCTTTAGCAAGGTCCATTTCATGCCGGGCTTCACTACATTTTTCCGAATACCGAAAAAACAGCATGGGTTGCTTGATCCATTCCTCATCGAGAGCATCTTTTTCGATCTCGATATCCGCGTAATAATCACCGTGGTATTCATCGTCCTTCTTCATTGCTATATACCTCCTTCCTTCATATTATTATACTAGGAACCCCCCCTTTCGGGTTAAGATGAACACGCCTGGTAGGCGTAGAGTACCAGCCCCGGCCATCCATTATTGTATAAAGGCTCTTCGAATACATCCATCAAGTCAAAAGCCCGATCATTTTTCTTTCCCGATAGAAGGAGGGAGCTACAATAAGACATAACCATTCTTCTGATAGACTCGGGGTCTTCATTATCCTCTTTGAGGTTCTTTAAGATCTGGGAAACCCGTTTCCACCCAGCCCCTTTGAAAATAGCCCGACAGAAGTCAATTACAGCGTCTTTCCGTTCGGCTTCCTTCTTGGCCGCATCCAACATCTCATCGGGGGGAAGGTTGATCACTTTATCGAGAATTTGTAGGGCATTTCTCGGATGGCCCATCGAGTCCGTTATTACTTGATCTATCACTTCCTCAGGAACTTCTTTCCCCTCCGCCTTCGATACTCTCCCCAGAAGGACCTTCATTTCACTGTCCTTTAAGGGCTTGACCTCGTACTGGAGACATCGGCCGCGAATAGTCGGGAGGAGTTTCTGTGGATCGGTTGTGCATAATATAAAGTAAACATGGGAAGGGGTGTCTTCTAATGCCTTTAAGAAGGCGTTTTGAGCGTCACGGGTCTGGCCGTGGACCTCGTCTATAACCCAGACTCGGCATTCGCCCTCCATCGGGGCATAGCCCATGTTTTTTCGGATCTCCCTCACGGTGTCAATTCCCCGAAAACTGGCCGAATCTATCTCTCTGTAATCCCCTCCTTTACACCCTAACAGGCGCGCGGTTATCCGGGCTAGAGTCGTCTTTCCGCATCCTGTAGGGCCGATGAAAAGGTAAGAATGGGGCGGATCAGGACGAGATAGGATCTCTTTCAAACTGGAAACCACCTCTTTATTGCCTACAAACCTACGAAAACTCCGGGGACGATACTTCAGATACAAAGACATCAGATAGGCTCCTTCTGTTTCTCATTCCAGGGGGCATCAACGGGGCACAAATCCGCCTCCACCTCCATGGGAACGATTATCCACGGCCAATGCTCCTGCAACCTTTTACAAGTAATCTCTTTGATCAACGCTAATAGATCCTCTCGTTCATCTGGATGGGTGTTGCTTACCATCGAATCGTGAATCTGGCCCACTAGACGGCTCTTCCATCTCTCGGCGACCAATATTCGTTGGACTTCGATGAAAGACCAGAGTAGGCAATGGAAGGCAGAACCTTGGATTGGATAATTGGAAGTTTCATTCCTGCCCATCACCCCCGAACAACGGAATCCAGTGTACAGATCGAGATATCCGCGTTTGAGATATCGTTTCCATTGCCTTTCTTTCCATTCATTGTATACAGGGAATCGCTCTCCCCAGAAATGTTCCTCCACCTTTTTCATGTGGTCTTCGAAATCATCGTAAGACCGAATCCCTTTGGACCGCAAATGCCTCTTTAAGGGGATCCCTTGTCGAGTTTCCAGGTGGGCATCTTCAATGGCCTTCCACATGGCGCGGGCACAACTCACGTAGTAATCCCCATAGAACTCGGGGAACACAAAACCATTTTTGGCGTAGAACCGAGTGTCGTCCGTCCATTCGTCTTCCGACAAAATATAGATCTGCTGGGCCATATCCCGGTGCATATCAGTGGTCTTGTCGTTGATATAGACAATCATTGCCGGATCTTTGTGGTAACAAACCGAAACTCGAACCTCGATGCCCGAGAAGTCCACCTCTATCAATTGGCATCCTTCATGGGGGAGGATGGCGCGGCGGACGATTTCCTGCGCTTCTTTGTCCCGCTTAGGAATGTTCTGGAAATTTATGTGGTCGGAGCTTGAACGAAAGGTGCGCGCCAAATGAAGATTGAAAAAAGGTCGTAAAATCCCATCTACCTGTTCTCTCAATAAGCCATCCAGATAGGTGTCTCGGATCTTCTTCAACTTTCTGGATTTGAGGACCAAACCCAGACCAGGGACCTGTAACTGCTGAAGGCTCTCGTTATTGGTAGAAGGGCGGCCTTTCTCGGTGTAACTAACCGGACGTATCGCCATGTGGTCAAAGAGAATCTTGGCCAACTGGTCATTGCTATTGTAATTTGCCCGCCTCCCGTAAATCCGTTTCCACTGTTTGGCCACGTCGGTCTTTCCAAATTCGGATTCCAGCTCCGAAATTCGGTCAGATAATTCCTCCTTCTTCTCCTCGCAGTAAGAAACGTCGATTCTGAGACCGACAGATTCGGCCTCCGAGAAAGCCAAGATCCCGTCATGGAACAATTGATAAGCGTCCCCAGTGGTCGCGTATACTTTCATTTCAGTATTTTCTCCATCTGTAGAAGGGCGAGACGGTGCTCTAACAAGGAATCCATCGCACAATAGGTTAAGAGATCCTCCAACGGGACTTCCTTAACTCTGTTCATGGCATTGGCGGATTTGGAATTGCTCTTAAGGAAAGGGGCGATGCCGCTATCATAATCCACCAAGCCAAAATGGACGTATGACTGAAATTTCAGTCCCGTGACCCCATCACGATTGTCCAAGATGTGGGCGGCCAGCATGCTGTCCCATTTCCACCCCTGGACATGGGTATTGAAGAAAAAACGACTCCACGTGTCCTCAAACTTCATACTATGTGCCATCTTGCCTATAGTTGGGTTGGCTAGGAAAAGACGGCGGAAGATCCCTTTGATCCCCCTCGTTACGGGAAAGGCAACCACCTCGTCGGGGGAAGGGGACACCGAGACGCATACCACTTCATGGCCCTCGGAATGCGGCTTCAAGCCCGTAGTCTCGTAGTCGAAGGCGACCAAGGGTGTGGGGGCATGAACAGGAAGTTCTTCGGCGTCCTGAGCTAATTGTTTCAGAAACGCCCGGATCCGATCAGATTCAAGAAGGATCTCAACGCATGATTCCTCATCTTTGAAATAGGGAAAGTCTTGGCCTAAACAACCCAAGGCCCTTTCCAGATCCTGCGTCCATATCGTTTCATGAGGACTTCCTCTGTTGTCGGATCGGCCTACGTAAGAAGGGTGGAAAACGGGACAAACCCAGGCTTTCACGTCCCTATCGGGAATAGTCCACCCTCGCCATTTTGTGATCCCGCCTAGGTCTTTCTTCCAGCGATGCCCTAAGAAGGATTGAATAGCCGCATTTCCTGCCAATAAGATAAGACGAGGTTGCGTTTCTTGGATGACTTTCCAAACCCGAGGACGACAACAATCAATTTCATTAGGCCGAGGGGTTCGATTGCGTGGGGGGCGGCAATTGACCGAATTGATGCTAACACAATCCCGGAAAAGGTCGATCCCGAGGGATTCCAATTTGCGCCGGTGTTTCCTCCCTATCTTCCCCTGCCAAGGCTTACCCTTCTTATCCTCCCATTCCCCCGGGGCCTCGCCTATGACTAGGATCCCCTTTTCCCCTTTGCCATAGGCCTCAATTCGGGGGTTGAGGACATGTCGGTACAACCCGCAACGGGAACAAGAATGGAGAAGACCCCCTACATAGGCAGGGGCAATGCCTTTGGAATCGAAAAATCCTTCCATCTATCCCGCCTTCCTCAAAGCGATCACATGAGTCCAATTATCCCCCTCAAACAGAATAGTTCGTTCCCCTACTACGCATTCACGAATTTCGTTGGAAATCTCGCTCAGAAAATCCGGATTAATCCGAAAAGACACAGGCACCCCCTCATATCTCACATTAGCTTCCTCCTCGCTCCATCCCGCCTCACTCTTTCCTTTTAGAATGAATTTGCCTTTCTCGACTTCCACCTCAACCTCACGATCAAACTTGGAATCAGTCGAAGAAAAAAACACCGAGCTTCTCTCTATCATATCCGCAATCTTACGAGGCAGAATCAAACGGCCTTTCGCCTCCTCTCCTGGGCCGGGCCCGAAGATGAACCCAAGAATCATGAACGCAAACCTCCCGGAAATCCCCGTTCTTCATGTCCCTCACCACGTGGCCCGGCAACAAGAAGGGAGTGCTGATTTTTTTCTTCGTCCGATATCGAATAATCCGATAATTATCCGTGGCATCGGCGCAATCCTCATGGACATATATACAATTTAAGATGGGATAACTCGGATCCCGCGAAACAGAAAATTGGACGAAAGAAACCGCCTGAAGAAAATCTGAGGGAAGGGAGGTCCATTCCCAATCCTCTTCTTCTTGATACATTTCTAGGGGCAGACGCAGGTCTCTGTTGAATTTCAAACCAGACCTAAACTTACCGGACGACAGGATTAATTCATCCTCTTTCAATAATATCTCTACGGTCTCCCCCTTCATTCGTTTCAAGATCCCATGTAATTCCTTCGCCACCACAGCTCCTTCTATCGTCGCACCGGATAACGATAAGGGGGCACTCACCGAAATTTCATCATTGTAGGAGTATACCCGGCCGCCTAGGAAAACCACATGATCTGATTGATCCAAAAAAACCTTGTCAGATACCCCTGGTTTAATCTTCTCAATACATTCCAAAAAAGACTTCCTATTTTCTTTCGCCTCTATCGCCTTTTTCATTTAATCCCTCCACTATTTTGCTGACATTCTTCAAATCCCCTTTAAAGAAAACCAAAACAGACTGATGGCATCTTCCTATCTTTCTGCTTTTTTCAAATTGTTTTCCAACACGAATTGGCAATGTTCCGGCCGGACTAACCAGAATCATCTCGTTATAAAAATATGCCCCACACTCATCAAAAATACGCACCGTATCCCCAACAAAATTCCTCAATTTACCAGATTTCTTATCCCGATAATTCCCCACTACAAAACAAGCAAACCTATTATCTTTCAAACGCTTTAGGGTTCTGTAAATTATTTTTTCGTAACGATTGAGAAAACTTGAATAATCAGAAAAATTGCTTAAATCTCCCGAAACATCACTATATCTTTCTAAATCACCATATGGCGGGCAACTAAAAACAAAATCGGACAATGGTGCGTTTTTCGCCTCATTAAAAGAATCCCCACATACCCAAACGGGGGCGGTCATCGTCTCCGTAAGTATCTTTTCTGCCTGAATATTATTGGATTCTATTTGTTCTTTTCTGAGATCACAGCCCCAATATCCTCGTCCCAAAACGGCCGCAACGATCCCCCTCACCGATCCCCCCGCAAACGGGTCTATTATTCGTCCACCAGAAGGACAAAACCACGAATACATCAATTCACATAAGACCGGGTCAAAAATGGAGACGCCGCCGCCTCTCTTTTCGATCTCTTGGGAAAACCACCCGGTTGAACGAAAAGTCAACTGGTTAGATCGGCCGATTTCGCTCTGAATCCCTAAAGACAACCATTGTTTTTTCCGTTTCTTCCATTCTAAACCCTCCATTCTCAGAACCGAAAATGGGGGCACCCCAAACTTCCCCGATAAACCGGGGAGGAAGCGCATTGTGTGAAACCCAAAACCTTCATCCTGTATTTCCTGGTCAAATACCAAAACCGCCTCCTATATCCCAAAAACCACAGGTTTCTTTAATCTATTCTTGTTTGGACCAATCCCAAGAAAAAACTTTTCTCACGCGATAAGGATTCAATTTGTCCTTAAATCGTTTCAAAGAATCCCGCCCCAGAGTTCCCCCATCATTCACCTTTTTCCCTTTCTCCAAAATCTCGGGATCGGTATAAAACAGATATCGGGCAAATTCGCTCAAAAAAGGTTCTGATTTACATAAACAATATCGAAAATTGATATATTTCCAATTAGAATCCCAAATATTTACTGCTCGAAGAATCCCTTTTCCGTCCCGTACCCCCTTTTTGTTCTCGCCAAATTCCAAATATTTCAGAAGAAGTTCATGATCATGAATATTTTCCTCCCCCAAAGATTCTGCCCAATCTAGGGCCACCTCAAAAATTTCCTCAGAACCCCCTGACAACCGTTCGTATTTCCAACCCGGATTCAAGGAAGGCCACTTTTTCAGATTCTTCCGAAAAACCTTCCATTTCCCCCCGGACAAATCCGAAAAAGAATTAGGATCATAGATGTACTCATAATCCAAAAAGACCCGATGCCCTACAAAGAAGAAAGATTCTTCGAAATCCGACCACGACACTTCCCCGATCACCTCCTTTTGAAAAGGATAACGGTCGGATACTGCGGGAAAAATTAGTTGATCCCCTTCCCAAACCTCTATCCACTTCCCTTCTATTATCTCAATCCGAAAATTTGCTTTTTCGAAATATTCGGAGGAGCACCAAAAATTAGGGGAGATTTTTCCCCTTTCCAAAATTGAATCGAATAAAGCGAATGGGGGAGAAATCATTCCGACTCCTTTATCAACCCAAATCCCTCGGTTCCCAATCTCCGTTTTCTCTTCTCGGACTTCTTCCCGCGAATTTTTGATCTTTTCTCCTTCATCAAAGCCTCTACCAAAGCCTTACTTACCCCTCCCGATTTTCGGCTTTTTCCTCCCATCTTCCCCCACCTCCTTTATCTGAATCAACTCATCGTACATACAACAAGAAACGAATCCAGAAAAATCGATCCCCGAAAGACCCAAACTTTTCACGAAAACACAATCCGGGCTAAAATTAAACTCCAACGTTTTCTGAAAAGAGAACAACGCCTGAAAATCGACAGTTCGCAAACCCAAAGGACCCACATCAAAATCCAATTTCTTTTCCAAAGAACTTCCCATGAGTCCCTTCTCTTCCGAAGGGGCTACCTCTATCACACTTCCCGTATAAATATCCCTTTGGATCATCCTAATGGATCCCCCCTTTTTCCCCGAAAATTCCAGATGGCTCAAACTAAGATCCAAAAGTCCCAAAATGGACGGCGAAAAAGAAACGACTGCCTTTTCCTTCTCCTTCTCAAAATCGGAGCGTCGTTTCCGGAAAACCGAGAAAACCTCTTCGGAAGAAAATCCCGCCCTTCCGCAACTCTTCTTCCTCAAATATCCCCCCTCTTCTTTTTCAAAAACCACCCTCCCTTCTTCCTCGTAGAATTTCCTTCCATCATAGTCATTAGCGTAAAAAGAGATCGATTGTGAAAAAGGATTCTCCCCTTTACCTAAACGAAATCTCAATAACACGGTATGGTCGAAATTCAGTATAAATACCGAATTTCGGATCACGTGTATGCTGTTTTTGAATCGACCCCCCTGATCCAACGCCACCGCCTGAGAAAAAATGGCCTCCACCCGTGAACTTATTTTCATACCAAATCCTCCAAAAGATCTTTGCGGGAATCGAGCGTGTCTTCCCACCTCCAAATCAACCCGAATTCGTCCCAACCGCAGGGGACCATCCCCGAAGCCCAACCATGGCTATAGGCAGAGTTCCCCCCTAAATTCCACTGTCTATGGACTTCGACCTCCAATGACGGGGACAAAAACCCCCCTCTGTCCTTAACATAATCAAAAAAGTCTTTCCATGAGACAGGGCCCTTCCTCTCCTTTACAAAACGGGCAGCCATCACCGAGCACCCATAATTGAACCCCCCCGAAAACCAATCGCCCACCTCACAACAAACAGATTGATCGTTATTCGGGACATTCCCCATGTCGAAAGTGGAACAAGAAAATCCTCGATTTCTAAATAATTCCATGAACCGACCCAACAACAACGACCCCAACAACTGGCTATCGCAACCCAAAAGACACAACCGGTCATAATCTATGTCCCGATTGAGAAAAGAAGTCCGAATCCCGGAACTCATGGCTGTATAAGAATAAGTGTCGAAAGTTATGTTGCGGACCCCGGCCTCCCACATAGTCTCGATGTATTCTTCCACTTTGCCCGGATCATCCACCAAAAATATCAAATAAGGTTCTATCCGCGCCACCACGCGAACCCCCGCCTGGGTCAAATTACGAATAGCTGTTAACCGTTTCTTGTAAGAAGGCGCCCCTGGTTCTATTTTTCGGACAAGGCCTTCGTCCGAAGTAAGGGCAGTTACGTGAACCGCCGCCCCCGAGGAAATCGAAGACAGGGCCTCTACATATTCTTCTTCCCCCACAACGTCCGATTTGGTGTTTATCATGAGAGGATAATTTATTTCGGACAAATATTTTATCATCGCCAAACTTACCTTTTTAGATCTTTCCACGTGCAAAAAATCCTCGAACCGAATGCCCATTCTAACTGGAATCTCCAAAGAGAAGGCCTTTCTGATCCCCGAGAGACTCTCTTTTTTCTCTTTGGGCAACTCCCGAAGATACAGCATTTTGTCCATTTCTCGTCGGTAAAAATCAGGGTTACAGTGCCTTAAACCAATTGCCTTAGAATTATCGAAAAAAGAAGTATACAAAGATGCCCGAAAATAATTAGCATAACAATAGATACAATTAAAGGGACAGACTAGCCCATCCCAAATATCCATGTTGAAAGGCAGAGGACACGCGGCTGCTCTTACTGATATCTCCAAAAAGGAGTTTATCTCTTTGGGATTGAGGAGTCTCTTTTTGCTTTCCCACTTCCCTTGAATAAGATCGAACTGAGAATAATTCGCCTTTCGTCCTTTCTCCTTCACATAATCTTCACTCTTTTCCCCCCTCACCAATAGGGTTAATCGGGGGATTATCTTCGACGCCCTTTTTCTCACTTCCCAATAATCCATTATTATTTTCCTCTTTTCAATCTACAGGAAAAACCCGACCTTGTCGTCCTTCGACCGAGGAACCGAGAAACCGGCATCTTTCATCGTATACATCTCCTCCGATTCCCCAAAAAGGACAGCTTTCCCATCTTCGAAATCCCCTATATGGTCCCAACAACGTTCCAAAATTCGATCTGGGGGGAGCCCTTCTTGAAAAGCCTTTTTGAAATGATGAGTGTTGAACGTAGTAGGGTTCCTTACGTCTATTCCGCAACAAGTGTTTGTGGGCTGGAGGTAGTCTTTTCCGGAATTAACAAAATCGGGACACCCGAGAATGATATCATATTTCTTACATATGTCTATCAACTTTTGTTGAATAGACTTCCATTTTCTGTCTTGATTGTATTCCCAAATTTTAAGGATATCGACGCCAATCGAATGGAGTCTCTTCGCAACGAAATCGTTGAAATGAAAATTATAAGTGTTGTAGTTTTTTATCCCCCCTGACTTCAACCGTTTCACAAGGTCTTCGAATTGTTTCGTTGTATGATAGCCCGGGATGAAAGGTTCCCCGTTGACAGCTACGCGGACCCCTCTTTTTTTAAAAAAAGACAAATGTTTAAATCGGAGATCTATGGGGGTGGTCCTTCTTCGCTCCAATATTTCCCAATCGTCCTCCGCCCCGGGGGAAATGATAGGTTGAAATATCCACCCCTCCTTCGATCGGACCAAATCCTCGGAATAATCCATGAGAATCTCAGAACACATGGTCTGTACCACGAATTCCCAATCCAAATCCAATAGAATCCGAATCAGTTCTTGGGACACTCGATGCCGTCTTTCCGCCTTCTGAAAGGGATCTGATTTGTTCCCAAATCGAATAGTCTTTTTTTGCTTCAAGGCCCAAGCCAAACTGGTCCGAGGATTTCGGTTTTTCAATCCGTTCACCAATTTTCTTTCCACTTGTTGTGGATCGGCCGGGCGAAGATCTTGTCCCCAAACATAATTCAACTTCCTCAACCAACAGTGCCAACAATCGTTCAAACAATTCCAATAAGAATCCAAAGACAGACTGAGGGGGCAATACAAACTGTCCCCCCGTACTGTCAATGCGTTTTTCAACCTTTTTTTCATCTTACCGATCCAAAAACAACTTTCCGTCCTCTTCCCGGAGATACCCCAAATATCTCAAGGAAGACACGATTCTCTTGCAGAAATACCGGGACTCTTTCAGATTCTCTTTCCCCCGTCCCTTGGAAGAATACAAAAGGTCCGCTTCCTTAGCGAGGTCCCCCTCAGAAATTCCCCCTTTCTTCAAGACATCACAAACGGACATAATTCGAGTGTACTTCTTTTTTTGTCCCGTTCCGGCAGAAGTCCCGGGAAAGGAGCTTTTTTTCGCCGAAGCTGTCGGGGGGGAGGGGGCCCCTTTGGTTTCGATCTTCCGAAGCATGTCTTCTTTGAGTTTGCGAGGGCCATGGAGTCCCGAATAGGAATCCAGATTGTCCCGAAGGGGGGCGAACTCATCGTGGGATTCGACCAGGGCTTTGAGATCTTTGAGCTTCTTGGCGTTCCCCACCAGCTTGGCCAAATCTACCTTCTCTTCTTTCTTGGGCTCGGGTTCGGCGGCGGGCTTGCCCGCACCCGCCTCGATGTCATTGATAATTTCCCAAACCTCGTCGGAAAATTCATCATCGGGCTCCACCATTCCGACCGATTCGAGAACGAGTTCATACAGCTCATCCTCTTCGAGGTCCAGGTCAATGGCCGGATCCAGGCCCATCACTTCGTTCATCTCCTTGGCGACTTTCACCAATTTCTCCCTATCCATTTTCTCCTCCTTCTTCTTGGTTAGATGTTGCGCCTATGCAAATCCAAACACCTTATGGATCTGCAAATTAAGGATTATATGGAATTGACCTACTTCCACAATCCAACTAAACAATTCCTTCGGATCTAGTTTTCCGTAAACCGGGGACATAGCAATGCGAGGATGTCCAGTGTAGTTCCTCTGAGCCAGAAGGGCCTCACCAATCTCGCCACTGATGGACTGGAATATTTCTTTGATGTAGATGTCCATTACCTTCTCCATTCGGCATAACTGCTATGGGTCTCCCATACACGAACACGAACCACATTCAGATCCAGTGCAAGACTATCTTTGATAAAGATACAAAGATTCTCTACAGTAGGTTCGAGCAGAATACTATTGAGAAAGGAATGATCCAGCTTATCAATCACAAGCTGAACGACTTTCTTGAGGTCAGCCAGATCCACAACCATCGAAGGTAGAGGAGGGGCATTCAGTCGAGTCGGTCCTACTTCCACCTCCACCTTGTAGGAATGTCCGTGGAGATTCCGGCAATTCCCAGGGTATCCATCGAGACGATGGGCTGCTTCGAACCAAAAAACTCGCGTGACTGTGAGCATTATTTCGTTCCTTTCTTACTGTAGTAGGTTCTCTGAGGAGATGGCAAGATCTCGACGATACTCTGCTTCTCTGGATTTCCATAAAGCCGGTCGCCAAAACGATTGGAAAGACCATACCCATGAAGAACCGAAAGTTTTTCTACAGATAGAATCTCCTCAAAAATCGACCTGACAGGCTGCGGAACCCTGCTTCTCAGGACTTGGCCCATTCTTCGGGAAAAGGAGGATTTCTTGACCTTGATCCCTTCCCTTTCCAGAGTGTGGATATGGTCTCGAACCAAAAGGAAAGACCCCTTATACAGCTTTCTCAAAGCATCGTCCGACCAGTACTCCAGGCAGGGGATCGACCTGAGAATCTCGGCTACCATCTTTCTTGGATCGGGATCATGTTGTATTATTATGGCTGGCATTTGTAGTTTCGTATCCTCCTTAGACGCACAGGCTGAAACATCACTTCCATCCCTTTTCCAGGGCCTCTTCACACATGGCCCCGAGGGATGCTCTCTCCTGGGGATCCAGGGCCTTGAGTTCCTTGAGATCGACCTTCCGGCCCCAGGGGCCCGACTCGAAGTATTCCTTGATCGTCTTGACATTGCTCTTTCCTTCGGTCATTGTATCCTCCTTGTTCAGTTAGCCTCGATGTTTTGATACGGAAAAAAGATCCAATAAAAGGCCGTCCAATCTGAAGACGCTGTAACACGTGGACTTCATTACTGATATCAAAGTCGTCTTCGCGCACGACCAATTGGTTTATCCTCATGATCCCTTTCCTTTTCTCTTCCCACGTCTGGTTAAGCCCATACATGGCCGTTACGTGGCCGTACTTTCTTTTGTCTTCGCTGAAATTGGACAGTTTTAGACGGTTCTGGTCGTAACTCTGCGCGTCCGCCTGAGTGGCAGTGACGACGAGACAGTGTCTTTTTTGAGAGAGCCCCCGGAGATCCATCCAGATGAAATTCTGCTGGTGACGAAAATCTATCCTCGTGCTCGGTACCAATAAATCAGCGTAATCAATGACAATCACATCGGGGACGAACTCCTCCTGATGCTCCCAAGAATCCAATTGTTGCTCAATCCCCTGGACGGACAAGGTTCTGTTACTCCAAGTCGATATCCGAATTCGATGGCCATAGGTGCGGAGCATTTTTTGGCTTTTACGGTAAGCCTGACGGGAGGAGAGGGGGCGGCAAGGCGGGCGCTCCGTAAACCAGAAAGACCCCTCAAACCCCCCTTTACAGTTACGACAAGGGCGGTAGTCGTCCAGCTCTTTGGACCATTCGATTATTTTGTCAAAGGGGGTAGAAAAGATGTCTTGGTCCCCTTGAAAAGGCAGACCGAAATCGCACTCCCTCTCTTCCCTCATACAAGAATCCTTTTGGTTCTTCTCGCAATCCAGAACAGGGATCAAGATCGACCCACAGTATTTTTTCCGATAACTCTTGCGGGCAAGGTAAACGTACATTCGGCGCAATTGCTGAATCTCGGACATGTCTCCCGCTTGGAACAAGGCTACGTTATTGCCGGAGCGAGCGGCCCGGAAGACGAACTCCATCAACATCCAACTCTTTCCCCTCTTCTCCGGGGCCATGATACCCACAAAAGCATCCCGCGTCATCTCCGCATTCCAGAACTGGCCGAGAGCCCCCGGAAACTTGACCAGGGATTCCGCGGATTCAGCGAAAACCCGTTCCACCAATTCCCCTCCGTCTTCCACCAGAGGGTCCACCGTCTGGGAATCGGGTACCCCCGCGAATTGATAGCTATTTGCCAGATTGTCCGCCTCCGATATATCCCCATCGGAAAGGGCCTGCTGGATAGACTCGATGTGGTCCTCAAGATATTGGGACCGAAAATATTTCTCCGTCTCATCCAACAGATATTGAGCGTTGAACTTATCCCGGGAAAACTCGTCGGACAAACTCTGTAGGATCCTCTCGATCCGTTCCATCTTGTCTTCGGGCAGAGATTTTATGTGCCTGCGAAAGATGGATTCTATGTCCTTACCCGGGGCCTGTTGGTAACTTTCGAAATGCTCCTGACACCAACCGATGATAATGCGAACCGAATCCGCCTCGATGTACTCACTGCGGTACAAAGGCAGAAACCGCCTCAGATATTCCGTGGAGACGATAGTCCCGATTGCGATGCGGCGTTCTATGAAATCACTCATTGACATCACCTATGGGCTTTCGCAGAGTCTGTCGAAAGGAACGGGTCCGGCACATAGACATAATCCGGGAAACGATCCGATCATCCTGGAGCTTCTGAGCCAAGGAAGTCAAGGACAGATTAGAAGTGAACAGGGTCGTCCGCAAAGATTCATACCTTCGGTTGATTATCAAATAAAGGGTCTGGAAGGTCCACTCACTAGCCCTCTCCGCCCCAAGGTCATCCAAGACCAACCAATCGCATTCACTATACTCGTCAACGATGGAGGATTCATCCAGATCTCGGTCGTGGCCAAAGGTGGACTTGATATCGAACAATAACTGAGACACGGGGATAAAGGAGAAGGTCTTCCACCCCTCGTCCTTGACCACAAAACTATGCTCGGCCGCGTAGGCCGTTAAGGCGGCGGCGTACAGGGTCTTGCCCGATCCCACGGGGCCGTGGATGTACAAACCTCCCGATGTCTTCGAGACCCATTCGAGGTCCTGTTTCAGCTTGCCCCCGGGGATAGAGACCAAGGCAAGGTCCCTCACGATCCGTGGCGAGAAGAGACTTTCTAAGAAAGGTCCTTTCACATGACGATCCCACTGATTTCGCCTCGCACAGAACTCGCAATGTCTGGGGTGTTCGTACTCCATTCCGCATTCATCGCATTTCTTCATCGGATCCTCCTAATCATCCGAGGTCGGATCAAAGGGCTCCCCCTCTGGGTAGGTGAGAGCAGATTGGAAGTGGTGGCTTCCGCTTTCGTTGTTCGAACCCGACTTCTTTATTGACTCCGGAAACACCCCGGTCCATCCATTCTCCACCGACAAGGACAAGGCCTCTGTACAGGTAGGAAGGTCATATTTCCTGAGCTTACGACACAGTCTCTTTAGGGCTATAGGGGTGAGGGGTTTTTTGATCTGTTTTCGATGTAGGATGAAATCACGAACTCTTGTTGATAGGATGTAGGGAAGTGTTCAAGCATTTTCTGGGGGTCTATATTACTATTATTCGAAGTCTTATTATTTAAAGTCTTCTTATATATATGACCTACAGTCGGCAAAAGGTCTTGCCCTTTAGTCGGCAAAAGGTCTTGCCCTTTAGTCGGCAAAAGGTCTTGACCTACGAATTCTAAGAGCACGTCGGTGTTGATTTTCATCCATTCCTTAGCAGGCATTCCACGGGTTTTGATCTGTAGGATCCCCATTTCTTTAAGAGTGTTCTTATTCTTCCTTACCGAATACTCTTTAATGCCCAATACCTCGACAATTTCCTTATGGGTACAGAAAAACCAACCTCTGTTTTTGGGGCATTTCTGGTAGAAATAGAGTGATCGGTCGATATAG